GCTGAAAATATCATCGTATCAAGAATGTTTACAAAGAATCAAGCTGAGAAGCTTTATCCTATGTATGAAACAAAAATTAGAAATGCTACATCAGATAGAAGTTCTGATAGACCCACTACGGGTAGAGAGCATGATGGTAAGGCTATATTCCCCGAGGATATAGAAACATTAACTGATTCTGCTTTAGGGAAATCTGATGAGTATGTGAGAGGCTATGAAAGATACTATAAGGAAATGGTATCAAGATATAGAATACATGAGACTTTTACCGGCAGGGAAGATGTAATGGACGATGACGAGTTCAGAGCATATTCTGAACAACCCGCTTGGTTAATAGAAGGAAGACCTTTTGTTAGACAAGATGTGGCTCAGCAAACAATGGAACAGTTATTACAGGCTCATGCTGAGATGATGCAACAGGCTCAACAGCAGAACTTGGATAAAAGTTCTTTACCACCAGAGCCCAAGATAGAACAGATTAGTATAGGTCAACTTATTGAAGAAGGACTAATAAAGGTTGTAGAAATCACTGTTTGTAGAGTATGTCAGGTTGTGATAATGGGAGACCAATTACTTTATAAAAGAGTAATGCCCGTAGAAAAGTATCCAGTAGTGCCATTTATGAATATTCACACTAGGACACCTTATCCTATGTCCGATGTTAGAATGTGTAAGGATATGCAAGAATATATAAATAAGACGCGTTCCTTGATTATAGCCCATGCCACTACAAGCACAAATGTAAAAATTTTAGTTCCAGCAGGTTCAGTTGATATGAGAGAATTTGAAGCTAAATGGTCTCAACCGGGTGTTGCTATCGAAGTTGACTTCGACCAAGGAGCTCCACAACCAGTTCAACCCCTTCCACTACCAAATGAACTATATCAAAATGAACAGACTGCGAAATCAGATATTGACCACCAACTTGGTCTTTATGAACTTATGATGGGTAATTCTCAAGCCGCCCCTCATACTTATAAAGCCACAGTATCAATTGATGACTTTGGTCAGAGAAAGATAAAATCAAAGTTGATGGACATTGAAGCTGGTCTGAGTAGGGTGTGTGCTGTTGCAATCCCACTTATGCAACAATTGTACCAAGAAGAAAAAGTTATCCGTCTGGTGCAACCCAACAATACGACCAGCGAATATTTAATAAATAAAAACTATTATGATGATTACACAGATTCTGTGCAAAAATTTAACGATATTGGTATTGGTAATTATGATGCTGTTATAGTAACGGGTTCTACATTACCAACTAATAGATTTGCTCAACTCGAAATGTATATGGATGCCTATAAGAATGGCATTATTGATAAAGAAGAAGTCTTGAAAAAGACTGAAATCTTTGATGTCGAAGGAGTTCTCCAGAGAACTGATACTATTGAACAACTTCAGGGTCAGTTACAACAAATGGAAGAAACCATAAAAGACCTCGAAGGGGATATGCAGAGTAGGGATAGAGAAAATGTTAACCTCAAACAAAGAGTTGAGGTGGAAAAATTCAAGTCCGGATTAGATAAGGTCTCGAACCGTGCGCAAGCCGCCGGGACAATCTATGAAAAAAGACTAGATGACGCTACTAGTGAAATAGCATCTGAAATTAGCAGAGCTAGAAAAGATGCTGGCAAAAAGAAGGATACCCCTAAAAGCTAGTTAGGGCTCCATATTGAGGAATACTGATATGTCTCAAGAAAATCAACAAGGTCAAGTAACAGATTTGGAGGATTCTCTGTTCACTGAACAAAGTGCAATTGATGAAGCTTTTAATCCTGTAGCTGACAATGTACCTGAAGCACCTGCTCCTATAGCAGAGGGCTCAGCCGTTGTGGATAACCAGATTAATTATGCTACCCCACAAAACAACGAAGAAGTTCGCTTCCAGTATTGGCAGTCAGAAGCTGACAAAGCCAAGAATGAGAATGAAAGGCTAAAGCAAACTGTAGAAATTTTACAGGATACTTTAAAAAGCCCGAATGCTCAGACTGGCGTTCAACCCGAAGTACAGGCATCGGAACCTGAACTCGAATCTTTTCGTAATGCACCAGAGAAACCGGCAAGACCTATGAACTTTAACAGAGCTGAGGCGATTGATGACCCAAATAGCCCTTCCGCACAATACATGGACCAGATGGACCGTTATGGTGATGAAAAGGATACTTGGAATTCAGAGAGAGTCGAGCATGAAGCTGACTTATTAAGACAGGAACGCGAGTCCATTCAGGATGAGCAACGAAGACAGCAAGAAGCTTATGCACAACAACAGCGACAAGGTGAGGAACTGAATGCAATTTCCCAACAAATAAAACAGCAATATGGTGCTAATGATGCCCAGATAGCTGATTTTGTAGAGAAAATGTCTTCCCCTGAATCCCTTAATGTTAATAACTTATGGAGATTGTACCAAATGGATAATGGACAGGTACCTGCACAACCAGCTAGTCAGCCCTCTCCTACATTCAACCAAATCCAGAGAGCACAATCAGTCCCAGCTCCAATGGGTGTGCAAAGTGCGGCTAATCCTGCACAGCATGCTAAAAAAGCTGAGGATATAATCATGGATGATTTGATTAGTGACTACAGAAGTAAAAATCCTTGGGGAAATAACTAAGGATTCTTAACATACACAGACATGGAGTAAAACATGGCTAACCAATATAGTATCTCAGCCGGAGGGAATATGAGTTCATCTTCTATCAATGATAGCAGACGAATGTATAACTTCGGTGAAAGAGTAGCTGAATTGGCACCCGCACAGTCTCCATTTTTTGTCTATCTCTCTAAAGTTGCAAAGAAGTCTACGGACGACCCAGTTTTCAAGTTTCTTGAACAGCGTCATCAGTGGCAACGGCGTAACTTTGAGATAGAAACAACCAACGAAGTAGCGTCTACTTATTCAGTAGGCGCATTTGCCTATTTAACAGGCGATAAAGTACTCGTTGACTGTCTCTATGACAAATATGGAAGAGCTGTAACGACTGCCGTTCAGCCTAACTTCCTGCTTAATAAGCAGTTAGTTCGCCTTGAATGTAAATATGCATCTGACGGTTCAACATATGCCGCAGGCGTGCATCACGCTACATTCAAAATAACAGCTGACCCTGACTTGGCAACAAGTGGAGTTAAAGCTGGTCTTATCCTTGAATTTATCGACCTTTCCTCACCGGGAGTTGGCGCAGTAACACCTGCCGCCGCTTCTAAGATTAAGGTAGAGGCAGACGGTAAAGGTCAGGTAATTGGTAGTGCTTTCGCAGAAGGCAGTACTGACCCTGAAGGTTGGAAAGACGAAATGTATGACCGAGAAGGGTATGTGCAGATTTTTAAAACTGCAATCCCTATGTTCTCAGGAACCGCAATGGCAACACGCTATCGTGGTAAAGCAGATGAGTACAAGAGAGTTTGGCAGGAAAAGTTGATGGAACACAAAATGGATATTGAGCATGCAATGCTTTATGGTATCGGTTCTGATGATTCTACCGCAACTGGTCCGATTAGGCGTTCTTGGGGAATTCTACCTTACACAGAGCGTTTTGGAAAGGTTAAATCCTTTACCTATGCGAGTTCTACTTATGATGATTTTCTAACTGCAATGGAAGATGTATTCGCACCAGAATCTGGTAATAGCGGAAACAAACTTGTACTTGCTTCTAGAAAAGTTATTACATGGTTGAACAAACTTGGTACTGATTCATTCTTGGGCAACACTGTCGCTCTTGGGCATACAGCAACTACCTCTGGTGGTTCTAATGCTTACGGCATTGATGTTCAGAATGTTAAAGGTGCATTTGGGCATAGCGTATCAACTGTAAACACAATTTACGGTAATCTTCACTTTGTAGCTGAACCTTTGTTCAGAGGCATGCATGAAGATTATGCAGTAATGATTGACCTGAAGAATGTGAACTATCGTCCACTAGCAGGTAATGGTGTTTCCCGTGATACCCATATTATAACCAATGTTCAAGACAACAATCTTGACGGAAGAAAAGATATCATCTTGACCGAAGCTGGTCTTGAGATTCAACTTCCTGAGACTCATTGTATCTTGAAGTGGTCATAGTACTAAACACTATTCTTAGGGGGCTTTTCGGAGCCCTCTAAGAAGCACGGAGGCAATAATGGCTAAAAAAGCTGAAACTAAAAAAACTGTAGTACCTGAGAAACCTAAGGAAAAAGCTCCTGCGGTTCCTACTAGAGGTGCTTACACAAAAAGGGGAAAATAGTGGCTAAGGGAATGGTCTTCTCTAATACTGTTGGTGGAAAGTTCCAATCTGGAACAGAAGAGACTAATGATGATAGTAGAAGAACCAAAACTTTAAAAACGAGTAAAAAGACAAAGACAAAGAACAGGAGTCAGTAATGGCAGGATTTATGAGTAGGTTAGGAGCCATGGTAAATCCCTTTGATGAAGAATCTAGGTCAAAAAGAGCAGATAGAAGTCAGAGGCAACAAGATTTAGGAAGTCAGTTTCATAATTATCCTATAGAACAGGCACAGATGGCACAGGAGCAGTATGAAAATGCGGCACCTCAGTCTGGTCCACCAAGCCCAGAAGCGGCTGGTAGGAGAGATGTGGCACAGACAACAGCAGAAGGTGTTATCCAGAAAGGTTCAGAGGGTGGACGAACTGGTATTGATATGGCAAATTTTGACCCTTCTAATGCAGAAAGCGTTAGACAGATGCAAAGAATGTTGAATCAAGCTGGTTTTAAAGACCAAAGCGGTGAAGCACTAGGCGAAGATGGAAAGATGGGTGCGAAAACTACTGCGGCTTTACGCAGAGCACAGGGTATGTATCGTGATGATTATGCAAATATGGGCGAACTAAAAGGCGGGCAAGGTGCTTTTGGCGACCAGACTGTGGATGATTATACGAGGATTAACCAAAAAGGTAAAGAACATCTTGCAGGTCGTGAAGGTCGTGGTGATAGTATTGTTCCAACTCATGACCCAGAAGGATTAGCTGGATGGTCAGGTTTGACTAACGAATATGCTGACTTTGAACCTAATACTAGGGAACGAGAACAAGCTGTTGGTTGGGGTAGAGGTAAGGCAAAAGGCATTGATGACGCAATTGAACAATCAGCACCTTGGTTAGCAAACTCCAGTGCCTACAGAGGCGCAAAGTCTGGAATCAAGAGTTTCTTTGATAAGGCTGGAGATAGCGATTATTAATGGCTGGATATAGGTCAAATTCACAAGGTTATGCTCAGTCCCGTATGGGTTCATACGGGGGAGACAATGGAGATATAGAAGCATCTAGGTCTAATCCAGAAGGTCTTTCTATGCGACAGCGAGGAAGTAAATTCAGAGATGTTGCTACTGATGCAATGCAGGGGAAACCACCTATGGCTGAAGCATTTGGAAAGGTTAGAAAATACTTTGGAGATAGGTTGTCAGCTATGAAAGAAAATCAGAATCCAACTACTGGTGATGGTTCAGTTACAAATACTGCTTTAACAAATGCAAACCCTAATATTGTAAAGGCTACGAATGAAGGGGCTCAAGATGGTGCCAGTATCATGGAAACAAAGATGGCTGACTACAGGAGTAGAGATGGTGGCAAAGGATGGGACCCTAGTGGTGAAGACTGGTTTGACCCTAGCCAAGCTGAACAATTTGGTTGGGTAGGTGGAAAATGGGGAGACCCGGTGGCTCAGCCAGCACATAATTTACAAAATTCGAGCGGTGGTGGGTTTGGTGGATTTAGCAATTTCTTAGCAGGTTTAAAAAATTAACAATGAGTTTTACTGCACAAATAGGATACTTAACTGGTGACGCATCTGCGAATGATGCTACAGTATTATCCAATGCTCTAAATGATGGTGTAAAAGAAGTCATTACAAAGGTTGCTCAAATCAACCCTTCATTATTGCATAGTATGAGTAGTGACCATGAAGCCACATCTAATACTGATTCAGATAATCAACTAACTGAAAACAACATTGTGTTAAATGTGACAAGGTATGATGCAACAAACACTATAACAAGAAATTGTACTCCAATTGATAAGAAGAATGTTGAGAAGGCAATAGATACTGATAGCTTATATTATGCTCCAATTACATCTCCTGTATATGTGGTAGATAAAGCTAGGGTACTTGTTTATCCAGTTCCTTCAGGTTCTGAGAAAGCAGTAATTACAAAGGTAGTTGCTGGGACTATTAGTGATGGCACAAATACTATCCTAAACATGCCAACCTATCTTCATCAACAGGTAGTTAGATTTGCCGCAAGGGAGTGCTTGATTTATAGGATAGGAGAGTTTACAAAAGAATTGCCAACAGATTTTAATGATACTACTGTATTCGATACAATCGCAGACTTCGATGATTCTATTGGGGTTACTACTACATTACCAAGTATCCATGCTGATTATCAAGATGCTGTAGATAAAGCACAGAACTTGATAGACGATGTCGCTAGTATAGGTGGGGATGTGAATACAGATGGTAGTGGTACGGATATATACTCAGCACAGAAATGGTTAATAGACGAAGACCCTGAAATGTTAAACGGAACCTTAAGTACTGCGGCTCAGGAATTACAAAGAGCACAGTCAGTACTTACTGGGTTTAATGCTGAATTGAGTAAATACCAAGCAGAAATTACAAAAGAAAGTGCTGAGGCAGGACAAGCATTACAAGAGTATCAAGCTAATTTAACAAAAAAAGTTCAGTCTTTTACAACATTAATTGGTAAAATCACTACTGACTATGGTTGGTTAGTGCAACAACTTGGAGTCGTTACTCAGCAGTTAGCTGAAGGATGGTCTGCAATTCAAATACCAGATATGGATTCCCAAGCTAAAGGCTTAGGAGGTGGAATAGGAAAATGAAGTTAAAAGAAATAGTAGAATTAGTCCAGCAACATCATCCTAATTTAGGTGCTCAGGAAATAGTTAAAATGGTTAATAGGGCGCAGGATGAGTACTGTTCCAGAACTAGACTCTTAGAAGACGCTGTACAATTTCCATTAGTACTAGACCAACGAGGTTATAGCCTCAGTGTCTCTGGTAACCCTGACCAGATTATGGAAATAAAGAGTGTAGATTTAGATGGTTCAACAATAAAGAAATTTTTAGGTAGACCATATAAAAGGGACTTAGTGTAATGGCAACAGTAAGACAATGGGTTTGGTGGACAGAGCGTGGTGCAATTTGGGTAGGGTATTACGATGAAACTAAGACAAATGCAGAACAATTTGCTTCTCCTGATTCAACGGTTGCTGGAAAGAACATTACAGTGTTCTATTACAAAAAGTCGGACCACTTTGCGTTACCTTCTGCGAGTGATGCTTGGGAGAGTCAAACTCCAGATATTCCAGAACAATTCCATGATGGATTAGTGAATAAGGCAATTGCAATAGGATATGAAAAAAGTCCACAAGGTTTACAAATGGCTCAGTACTTCAATCAAAAGTTTGAAGACGATGTCAAGAATGGTAGAAAATATGCTTATAGAGCAAGGACAGGAACATTTAAAGAGATAGGACAAACGGACTTCTAATGATTAATTACTTCAGTTTTGAGAGTAGCTTTGACTTGATAAATAAAGCCTTTGATAAGGTATTAAATGATGCTTTCTTTGATTCAGGGCTGTTTAGTACGGTAGCGGGATTGTCGCCGACAAGTTTTTCTACTGTTGGGACACCAACGAGTACAACTTTTAGTTCTGTTTCTGCACCTCAAACAACAACATGGAGTAGTGTATAATGGCTGGAAGTTTAAGTTACCCGAATAAGGTAAAAGATGTATATAAAAGTTTAGTTTTCTATAAGACAGGCGATGAAAAGTTTTATAGAGACAATGGTTCTAGTGATGTAGAATTAGATATTGGTGGTGGACATGCTGGTATAAATAATGATTTAGCTTGGTTAAAGTTTACTACAACAAGTACAGTTGGCTCTGGAAATCTATTTGAAATAATTAATAATACTGTATCTATGTTTAGTATAGACACTGATGGAACCGCAAAATTTAAAGGTCAGGCATCTGCCCCATCTTCTGTAACAAATGGAAGTCTCTATTATAACCAGACTTCAAATAAGTTATTTGTAGGAATAGATGATGGTGCTGGTGGAGGTGGAGCATGAGTAATTTAATAGCACAAAGATTTCCGGCATCAAGAGAAAAAGATACCAAGGAAGGGAAATTTAATGTCAAGGAGGTAGGTTATCTATTACAATTAGTAGAGGTAGGTAGTCATAATGGACAAGCATTAGAATTGGCTTTGATATGCAAAATGAAGTTACAAGAGATGCTTGACAGATTAACAAATCACACGGAGTAAATCATGGCAGTAACATGGAAGAAAGTGATAACGGCGAATGCTGAAGAAGCACTTGCGGCATCTACCGCCTTATCAATTAGTGGACAAACACTAACACTAACAAAAGGGGATGCGTCAACTGATACTGTGACTCTTCCCGATGATAACACAGAATACAGTGCAGGGACAAATATGTCTCTCGATGGAACAACATTCAGTTCAACTGATACTGTGTACACATTACCAGAAGCAACTTCATCTGCAAAAGGTGGAATAGAATTATTCAGCGATACTGACAATTCTGTTGCCGCTACTGCTGTAAGTGCCACAGCTAGTAGAACATACGGTCTACAATTAAACTCTGACGGACAGGGCGTTGTCAATGTACCTTGGACTGATACTGTTAATATGGGTACTGGATTTACAGTTACAGGGTCTAGTCTTGGTACGCAAACAACTATAACGCAGGGTGATTCATTAACTCTAGCCGCTGGAACTGGTATATCAACAACCCCAACATCTGATGGCGTAATCACAATTGCTAATACTGTTACTGATTCTAATTTAACTGACGAAGAAGTTGAAGACATCGTAGGTGCAATGCTTACAGGAAATACTGAAACAAATATAACTGTAACATATCAAGACGCTGACGGTACAATTGATTTTGCATCTACAGATACTACTTATTCAGAGGCAACTGGAAGTGCAGAAGGATTAATGTCTACTGCCCATCATGATAAGCTTGATGCTATAGAAGCAAGTGCGGATGTGACTGACGCTACCAATGTAGAGGCGGCAGGTGCATTGATGGACAGTGAACTAGCTGGTATTGCGGCAGTCAAAGCGACTACGGGTACTTTTCTATCAGCAGATGAAAGTAAGCTAGATGCTATAGAGGCTAGTGCTGATGTAACGGATAAGGCTAATGTTGCTACAGCTTTAGCATCACTCAATGGGGATGATACACTAACTATTGGTGATGCGGGGAATGATTGTACCATAAACATTAATGGTGACATGACAGTTTCAGGAACTACTACTACTGTTAATACAGAAACAATCAATTTGGCAGATAATGTTATTACTTTAAATAGTAACTATAGTGGTGCTTCTCCATCCGAAAATGGCGGTATCGAGGTTGAAAGGGGCACTCAGACTAATGCTGAGCTTAGGTGGAATGAAACTGATGATAGATGGCAAATTGCAATGGCTTTAGATAACTCTTATGTTGGCTCAGTAGATGTTAATGCTAGTGCTACTGCTCCTACATCAGAAGGGGGACAGGGTGTTGGTTCGTTTTACATGGCGGATGGTGTTCCTTACATAAGGGTTGAATAATTAAGCTAAGGAGGAACTATGAGAATAGAACTAACGCAAGACGAATTACAGATTGCAATACTTGCAATTGAGTCTATGACTATCAAGGGGAAGGACGCACCCCCTGTTGCAAAAATGCTTACTAAGTTGTATAAGTCTTTTGAAAAAAGCGCGACGAAGGAATAAAATGGAGTAAAGAATGGCTGTAACTTGGAAGAGAATATTAACATCAGATGATACTTCCTCTGGACCCACAGGTCCAACTGGGGCGACAGGAGCAACTGGAGGAACAGGACCAACTGGAGCAACTGGAGCCGCAGGGAGTGATGGAGACGATGGAGCTGACGGAAGTAATGGAAGCAATGGGAGTAATGGTGCCGCCGCAGGGTTCGGAACTCCTACTATAGTAACTGGGGCACCTATTTCCGTATCCGCTTCTGGACCAGACACAGCCAAAATATTTGCATTCCGTATACCAGCAGGTGCTACAGGTGGAACTGGACCAACAGGACCAAGTGGTCCAACTGGACCAACAGGTTCAACTGGAGGAACAGGACCAACTGGACCAACAGGAGCAACTGGAGCCGCAGGCGCAGATGGTGATGATGGCTCAGACGGTTCTAACGGTTCTAACGGGGCGGCGGCTGGGTTCGGAACCCCGACAATTACTACTGGAAGTCCTGTTGCGGTTTCAGCATCAGGACCTGATACAGCCAAGGTATTCGCATTTACTGTTCCAAAAGGCGACACAGGAGCTGGTGGTCCAACAGGACCAGCCGGACCAGCCGGACCAACGGGACCGACAGGCTCTACTGGAGTAACTGGACCAACTGGACCCACGGGACCTGCAGGTTCAGATGGTGATGACGGTTCAGATGGTTCAGATGGTGCGGCTGGGGCGGCGGCTGGATTCGGTACGCCAACTGCTAGCACGGGTCCTATTGCGATAGCTTCGAGTGGACCCAATACTGCCAAGATATTTGCATTTACAATTCCTAAAGGTGATACTGGCAACGCCGGACCAACTGGTCCAACAGGACCAACAGGTCCAACTGGACCCACAGGACCCGGTGGACCAGCAGGTTCAGACGGCTCTGATGGTAGTGATGGTGCGGCAGGAGCCGCCGCTGGCTTTGGCACACCTACAGTAGCTACTGGCTCGGCGGGTTCAAGTGCTAGTATAAGTTCGAGTGGACCCAATACTGCAAAAATTTTCGCATTCACTATTCCGAGGGGAGATACTGGAGCCGCTGGCTCAAATGGTTCGAACGGTTCTAATGGCTCAGATGGGGCAACTGGAGCGGCAGGACCCACAGGTCCAACGGGACCGACAGGACCTACAGGACCGACAGGACCTACAGGAGTTACCTATATAACAGTTAGTGACGGAGCCGCAACTGGTGGAAGTACGGGCGATGTTTGGATTGAGTATTAATGGGAGCAGCAAGTAAACTAAAAGTATATAATGGAAGTAGTTGGGTTGAGCCACAATCAATTAAGAGATATGATGGTTCTTCTTGGAATGATGTAAAAGTATCTGTACGAAATGCTGGTGGTAGTTGGTTTACTTCTTATGAGGTAGCCGCAAACGGTGGTATCTTTATAGATGACTTCCATACTACAGGTAGTAATGACCCTATGGATGCTCGAATAGACTATGCCACTACAGGACTTCAAGATGGTGAATCATTCCCAACAGACGGTGATGGCAATACGGTTACAACAAGACCTGTTTGGACTTATAATAATGGTGGCTCAGGTACATCTCATACAAGTAATGATAGAATAAGAGTTGCTAATGCAGGTACTCATCCACAATGGAGAACAACTAATGTACCTTCTCACAGTAACTTTAGTGGTACTATTGTTGTAGAGGCTCGCTTTTATATAACATCAAATAGCAATAAAGATATAACCTTTGCTTGGGATTGTGTATCTCAGGGGGATTATTGGAGTTCGGCT